TGCGCGACGACAGCGTTGCCGAACGTCACGTAGTCGTGGTCGCTCTCGGCCATAGTCTTGGAGAAGTTCGCCTTCGGTGCGTACACGATATTGCGCATGGTCTTGGACGCAGCTTCCAGCCATTGCTTGGCCTCGTCGTCCTGCATGACGTCTTCGGGGCGGGCAGCGGCGCGGAACCACTCGCGGCCGCGCGGGCGCAACATGGCACCAAGGTTCTGCGCCAGGTCGCGTCGCATCAGCATCGGCTCGGTGGTGATGATGCCCTCGTACCGCTCAGAGGCGTCGGAGTAGGTGCGGGTGAAGTCGGCGCGGGACGGGTAAAATATCTCAGCCTGCATCTGCCAGAGCGTGTCGTAGACCGCCTTGCGCTTGAACGCAGCCTGCGCAGCCTCCAACGCCTTCTTCGCCCGCGCCTGCAGCGCGTCCTTGTCGGTCTTCTTCTCCTCGATGCCCTCGTAAGCCACTAGCCGAGCATCGTTTTCTTGGCCGCCGTCTCAGGCGCGGCGTAGTCGCCGTCGCCGAGCGAGCCGGACAGCATCGTAGACATGCGGCCAGAGCGACCGCGGTTGCGGCGCGCATCCTCGACAGCAGCCTGCTGCACGTTGGGCGAGGTCGCTGTGGGGATAGGGCGAGGTGGCGGTGGCGGCGCCGGTGGTGGCGGCATCTTGGGCGTACGCATCATGGGGTGGGTTACCTCCTGCCGATCACTCTAGACCTGTGAGGGATGACGGATTGTGTATTCGGCGCGCTGAAGCCCCGCTTGGCGACGTGAGACTGGCGGCCCAGCCTGGCATGCTGGTCAGGCTCGGCCCACGCAAAGAAGAAGCCCCAGGCAAGGTCAGGTGAACGGCCAATGCGCTTCACGATGTCGTCGTTGCTCTCGATCTGAATGGTCTTCGTGTCGCCCCGCTTCTCGCGGAACGCGGTCAGCTCGGCGAGGATCTGCCGGCCGGGAGGCAGCGCGATGTTGTCGCCTCGCTGCGGATCCAGCGCCTCGCGGAACCGCCAGACCCACTCTGCGCGCTTGTTGGAGAACCCGCGCATGCCGTCACGGTCCTTCGCGCCCGAGGCCTCGGCGCCCTTGCAGGGCATGACGTTGAACTGGTTGCTCTGCAGGTGCTCGACGATGCCTCCGCCATAGCCGCCGCCGCAGTCCACGTTGATCTGCGGGTCATTGCGGGCGACCATCATGACCATCGCTGCGCCCTGGCGAGGGTTCTTGACCTCGATGCCTTCCTTGATCACCGGCTCGCCGAACACAACGCCGTGCAGCGCGACGCAGACCATGCGGTCACCGCCGCCCTGGGCAACGTCCACGCCGATCGCCGTCATGGGCTTCGTCGTCAGCTCGCCCCGGCGCTGCTCCCATCGCTGCTGCGCCAGCAATACCCACTCGGTCGGGATGACCTGCAGGTCGGCGTCCGACAGCGTGGCCCTGAACTGTCCGTAGGCGAGCGCGTCCCGCAGGTGCTTGGGCAGCGCCATGAGGGTCGAGCCATAGTCGCTGTCCATCAGGTCCGGATTGTCCGTCAGGCCCGCAGGAATGAACGTGCGCGACTTGGGCCTGATGATCTGGCCGTCAGGACCTTCCTGCTCGAAGCCCTTGTCCACCTCGACGTTCTCGCGGTCGCCAATCGTGGTGTACCAGCGCAGCTCGCCAGGCTTCGCGGGGTTGTCGTGCTGCTGGTCGAGCCAGGCTGCCCAGTGGTTGATGACCCACAATCCCTCGGCCGTGACTGGCGGGTTGCCGGCGGCGACAATGCGCGTGCGCTGGTTCTTCTTTGTCGTGCGCAGCCATGCGTTCACGGTGCGGTACTCGTGCTCAAGGAACTGTGTGATCTCATCCCAGCCCTTGAGGTCGGTCGCGTCGCCCTGGTATCGCTCCCATGCGCTCGGCTCGGACATGGCACCGAAGCGGACAACGCGGTCAGTGCCGGGGATCCGCCAGATGTGGTCTGATCCGTTGTATCCGTCGCGTCCGCCCAGGACGTCGGACATCCGCTCGATCAGCGCCTGCCTGTCATTGTGCTGCTTGCGGAAGATGCGGCTGATCGTGTGCTCTTCGAGCGCCAGCCCGATCAGCAGGTCCGACTTCCCGCCGCCCGCCTGCCCGCCATAGAACAGCTCGTCTGCCGGGCTAAAGTAGGCCTCGGTCTGCGCGCCCGGATTGGGCAGCCACTTGCGGCCCTTCGTTGCGTCGGCGGCAGCCTTCTTGATCGCCTTCTGCTCAGCCTCGGGGAGAACCGTCAGCCTGGCAAGGATGTCATCGAGGTTCATCCTGCCTCACTGCGCTGGCAAGCAGGTAGGCGATCTGGCGAGCGGCGACGCGGTCGTCGATGACCAGCGGCGCGTCTTCGTCGCCCTTCAGTGTGGTCTCGATCTTCTCGCCGTACTTCTTCGGGATCATCTTGGACAACGCCCACTTGCGAGTATCGACCCGCAGGCGTGCGCGCTGCGTATCTTCGGGGCTTCCTGCGTCTGCAATTTCGAGCATGTCATCGAACATGTGATCGGCCCGGTCTTCAGTCGCCCGCGTGTAATTGTGGCGGAACTCTTCCTGCTGCCTGATCCATCGATAGACAGTTGTCCTGTCCGGCATGTCCTTGGCATCAGTAATCTTTTTCAGGCTCTCGCCTGCTGCAAGGCGTCCGCAGATGTAGTCTCCCATCTCGGGCGTATAGTCCGAAGGCCTGCCAATCTTCGGCGGCTCACCAGACGCAGCGCGGACGGGTTTACGCGCCATCACGCACTCATCCTCGTCCCGATCGACACCGGCCTGCCGAATTTACAGTGCAGCCACACAGCCGCGTCATACGTCAGCACGAACCCGCGCGGCCGGACAGCGGTCACGGGATCAGGAAGGCCGAGATCCACGAACCGCTTGCGAATGTGATAGTTGAACGTGCGGATCTGGCTGTCCATCGCTCCGGGCGCGTCGGCCTGGTAGAGCCGCTCGGTCGCAGCCTCGTACGCCTCCATGATCTGGTCTGCGGTTTTCACGAGCGGATAAGCCTCCATCAGGATGCCGAGGAATATAGCCTGCCATGTGGGTACGCTTAGTTCATGGGCAAGCTGGTGGGCGATGTTGAGGCCGGTGATGCGCCTCATTTGTGCCTCAACCTCGTGGGCGAGGTCTGGGTGTTCGATATAGAGTCGAACACTTTCTTGCCTTGTTTTGTGGACCGAAAGCACCTTGTGAACCGTACCAGGAGAGCGGCCCCCGAACAGGGCGCCGATCCGGCGGATCGACCAGCCCTTGTCATCGTGCAGCGCCTTCATGGCGCGTGCGCGGGCACGGCAGACGCGCGGGTCGCGAGACGGGCCAAGCAAAGCGTTGGCGTGGTATCCATGAGCCATGGCAATCTCGGACACGATCGACATGGCCGAGGCGGAGGGTCGGGAGGCAAGGGCGGTGGTCATTGGCAATCGCACTCCTCATCGAAATACACGGCGCAATTGCTTGCGTGATCAGCACTCGGGCGAGCCTTCCTCCTCACAATCGGCTCAGGATCGCCGCTGACGGCGTTCTCGGTGCTCGGGGCCACCACCCTATGCTTGGTCGCAAGATGGGCTCCCAGCGCCTCCTCAGCGCTCAGGTAGACCTTGTTGCGCTCATCGATCGTAACCTGGAGCTGTGTCCTGCGCTCATCGAGGCGGATCAGCTCGGTGCTGATCTTCGCCATCTCAGCGAGGTCCTTGCGGTGCGCATCGGACGCGAGAAGGATCCGCGCTTCGTTGATCGCCTCCATGAGGGTGGCGGTAGTGGGGTCGTCGTAGGTTGTGAGGGTGGTCGTCAGAGTGTCAGCCATTGCGCTTCCCCAGCCTGCTGATCTTGAGGCCCTCGTTCTGATCTTCGAGCCAGTCGATCAGGTCCTCGAAAGTCTCGAAGACGTGGTCCGGCTTCTGAGAGCCGCCGTAGGTCACGTTCCAGACCTTGCCGTCCGTGTCGATCGACAGGCCCCATTGTAAAACCTCGCCCCTCATCATTCGCGTCTCCCTCCGCCGCCAAGCGACATCCAGACCATCCAGAAAAACAGCACGCCGCCGAGCGTGCAGATCAGCACCCAGATTATCGCGAGGATCTCCACAGCGTGTCCTCCTGGCCGATTACTTTCACGGTCCTGTGCTTGCGTTCGTGCTTGCAGAAACGGCAGACGTGCCACTCTTCGCGGATCAGGTTGCCGTAGTTGTCGCGGTGCTGGCGCATCACGATCCGGTTGACGTGCGCCCCGCGTTTGCATGTTTCGAGCATCATTGCCCGCCCTCCCTGTCCGCCACAGCCATCGCCAGCCGGACATCGATCACCGGCCTGTGCAGGATCGATGCGATCTG